CTTAAAATTATTAGTGTTGGTGGCAATGCTTCTTCCACAGTATGCGTTATCCAAAACGATCAAGGAACCTCACTCGGCTGTTAGTATTGGCGGGGTATCTGAGCTTAATGGCTCGGCACAAATTGTAAGGGGCAAACCCTTAGACGCAGAGTTAAAACTATCTATTCAAAGCAATGATGAAGCTATTACTTCCAATGGAAGAATGGCAATTACTTTCCTTGATGATTCTGTAGTTAGGCTAACCGAACACTCACAATTAATAATAGATGAATACATCTATGACCCTGACCCTTCTAAATCAAAGATGGCGCTCACATTCGGATTAGGAACAGCAAGATTTATAACTGGCAATCTTAATAGAATAGATAAGCAAAATATAAAACTAAAAACCCCAACGGCTAATATCGCTATTCGTGGAACAGATTTTACCGCCACCGTAGATGAACTAGGTCGTAGCTTAATAATACTTCTGCCCGATGCTCTAGGCTTGTCTAGTGGAGAAATAGAAGTAGTTACTGCAATGGGTAGTGTTTTACTTAATAAACCATTCCAAGCGACTACAGTTAGCGTATTTGAATCCAAGCCAAGTAAACCAGTGATATTAGATTTAAGCCTAAATCAAATTGATAACATGTTAATTGTCACACCTCCAAAAAAAGAACTTACTCTAACTGAAGAAATATCACAAAATTCTAAAGAAAACATCTTAGATTTTAATGGCTTAGATGTTGATTATCTTGATGAGGATTTTCTAGCATCAGATGAGTTAGAGTTCAATGAATTAGATATCAACTATTTGGATACAAATTACCTAGAAGATTTATTGAATATATTAGATTCATTAGCAATTGGTGACGAAGAAGATTCACTGGCAGATGTTAGCGGCATATCTCTAACAGGAACTAAGTTAGGTCAAGACACAGAAACGCAAATTACAACTTTAGTTATAGGTGATGTTATTAGTCTACGAAGAAAGGTAAATGATTATGCTCGTTTAGATTTAAAGGCTGATTATGCTTATACAGTAATATTCATTCAAGATGGGGTAAGTAATTTTGTGAAAATTAATGGAGGCGGTGATTCAACTATTACAATTACTCAGAGCGATTAGATTTTTTAGTTGTTAATCTTTGCAATTTTTTGCTCCATGTATAGGATGAATCTTTATATTTATATATGAAGTGATAGTTTTTTTTCCAAAAATAATTAGTAGATTCTTCTTCTAATATCTTAGTAAGTTCAGTTATATCATCTACTAACGAACTATCTTCTTCTATAAGTTCAAAATATTCTTCTAAAAGCATCAGTTATTCCACTTTATATAAAGGTCTTTAACTGTATCGTAAAGTCTATAGTTCAACATAAAGAAATCGTCAGACTTTCTACATTCCTTTTCAAAGGTTAAAACAAATTCCATATCTCCACAGTAATCACAGTCTTGTGAATTCTTACAAAAATTACTATCAATAGCATCCGCACATTGCCAATCATATTTACTCATTATTTATTCCTGTTATCTATTTTATTATACATATGTTTATTTTAACAAACATTTCTAAATATACAACCCTTTTCGTACTTTATTTTGATATGATGTAATCATGAAAAAACTAATATTTCTGATACTATTTATTTTATCCTTGCCTTTGGTTTACCAAAGCATCCCAACTGAAGTTTTAAAGTTACGAACATTTGATGCGCTAATACCTGTCCAAGAACCATCAGGAAATTTTGTTGTTTTAAATATAACTGAAGATGATATTGAAAATGAAGGGGGCTACCCACTGCCAAGAAGAAGGTTAGCTGAAATACAAGTAGAGTTAATAAATAAAGGGGCTATAGGAATAGGTTGGGTTATGTCATTTCCACAAGCAGATAGAATGGGTGGTGATAAAGTATTTGCTACCACTCTAAGCTATGCGCCTTCTGTGATTGCTATGTTTGAAGATGGTAATGGTAACTACCCTAAATTTACAGGAACAGTTGTCAAGGGCAGTAATACTGGTGGTATGATTAGTTCGGGAGTCAAGGAAAACCTGAACACTCTAGCTAAAAATACATTACAGGGATTAGCCATTGCTCCCACTGAAGTAGATCAACTTGTAAGACGAATACCTTTATTAGTAAAGACACCATCTAATGAATGGATACCTGCTTTTGGAACACAAATATATAAAGCACTCTTCAAGGTAAAAACCTACATCATCACTACAAATGATAATGGCATCCAAGAGATATCAATCAGAGGAATACCCCCAATACAAACAGATAGCCTAGGTAGAAAATGGATAAGCTGGGTTGATACACCACAGACCAACTTAAAACAAATGGATGTAGAAGGTAAGTTTGTATTCATTGGCGTTACTGCGAATGGAGTTATGCCGCAGATTGCAACACCAGTAGGCTTGCTAGAGCCACATAAAATACAAGCAGCTTTAGCAGAATCTTTGCTTATACAAGACTCACCAAAAATACCAGATTGGAGTTTGGCGGCAGAATTAGCTATTTTTCTAATTTCCGTGAGCCTCTCGTGGCTTGTACTGCATTATCTTGGCATCACCCTTGGTCTATGTATGGGTGTTTTTCTTATGTTATTAACATCTTATACAGGATACGCGCTTATACAAAAAGGAATACTTATAGATGTAACTTGGACTGTGCTATCAATGTTTATCACAAGTTCCTTAGCTTTTTATATGAGATTTAGAGAGCAATTTAAACTTCGCTTGCAAATAAAAAAACAGTTTGAGCATTACTTAGACCCAAGACAAGTTGCAAAACTACAAAAGAATCCCGAGCTATTAAAACTAGGCGGTGAAAAAAAATATGCAACATTCCTTTTCACTGATGTTCGTGGGTTTACTTCACTATCTGAAACTCTTAAACCTGAGCAAGTAACTTACATTATGAATAAGGCACTTACAGCACAACAAAATGCAGTACAAAAACACGGCGGGATGGTGGATAAATATATCGGTGATGCAATGATGGCAATCTTTAATGCTCCAATAGACCTAGAAAATCACGAAGAAAAAGCTATATCTTGTGCTATTGATATACAAAAAAATATGGATGAATTAAATATAGAATTTGCAGAAGAGGGCATACCTCCAGTAAAAATAGGAATTGGTATAAATAGTGGTGAAGCAGTTATTGGAAATATGGGAAGCCAATCAAGATTTGATTACACTGCAATAGGTGATTGCGTTAATGTTGCCGCAAGACTTGAATCAGGAACTAAAGATGCTGGTGTTGACCTGCTGATTGGTCAAAGCACACAAAATGCAGTAGAATTTGAACTAATTACCTTAGAGCCTATTAGTGCAAAAGGTAAAAAAGAAAAGCTACAGGTGTATACATGGGATTCAAATTATCAATAATATTAGGCAGCCTACTTGTTGTTTCTGTTAGCGGTTCAGCTTGGTATATAGATAGACTACAAGACAGCATATCAACTCTCAAAGGTAATCAGATAGCTATGGAAAACTCTATATCTACACAAAATGATTCTATTAAAGTCTACCTTCAGAATCAAAAGACACAAGCACAAGAAATGCAAATCCTAGAAAAAGAAAAACAGGAGTCACAAAGAGAAGCAAAGCAACTACGCTTAACCTTTGCAAAACACGACTTAGATAATTTAGCATTGAAGAAACCAAAATTAATACAGAACATTGTAAACAAAGGAACAAAGAAAGTGAACGCTGAATTGATTGCAATGACTAACCCGTATCAGTTTGATGAATAATGTTCGCATGGAATACGCATGGATGCTCAAGCCTATAAGCAAACGTGCTAAAAAAATTAGAGATAAAGCAAAAACAGAAGATGCAAAAAAGGTTGGAATAAAAATAAAAACAATCCTGTTATGTTTGAGCGTTTTATTTTTAACTAATTGCTCAATGATTCCAACAGCTAAAACAATAGAAGTTTCAACAATTGCAGAGCCAGTTCCTATGTATCACCCACCCTTACCCCTAGAGGTTGGATTGGTAGATGTTGACTGGGAAATATTAACTCCTGATTTGATGAAAGATTACCTTGCTTCTTATGAAGATGGCTCTGCACCTGCCGTTGCTTATTACTCTCTTACTAGCAAAGAATACGAGAATCTAGCTATGAATATGGGTGAAATAAAAAGATATCTACGCGACACATTATCTATAGTTAAGTTTTATAGAGAGTATGACAAAAAAACAAATGATGTAGAAAAGGTGTCACAGACTAAATAATTTGATACCATTTGATCTCATTCATTAAATCAAGGAGATAATATGTCAATGATAGGAGAATGGTTGGGGATAGTTACTGGGGTCGTATGCGCGGCTTCTATGATATGTGCTATGACACCAACACCAAAAGATGACGCTATGATAGCTAAGTTCTATAAAATATTAGAGATGCTCGCGTTAAACATCGGCAAGGCTAAGAAGTAAGTCATGTCATCTGAAGTCACACCATTTGTATACAACGCTATACTTGAGAGGGTAATAGATGGAGACACCATAGTCGTGACATTGGATTTAGGCTTTTCATGTTTCCTAAAAAAACAAACAGTAAGACTAGCAGGAATAGATACTCCCGAATCAAGAACAAGAAACTTAGAAGAAAAAGCACTTGGTCTGCAAGCTAAAGCAAGACTCATAGAGCTTTGTGTCGGCACATTTAAAGTACAATCATTAGGAAAAGGCAAATATGGAAGGATACTTGGCATCCCTTATACAGAAGATGGCAAAAGTATTTGCCAAATGCTCATTGAGGAAAAACACGCAGTTGAATACTGGGGTGGAAAAAAGACAGGTAAAATCTTGGAAGATGGAACTTGGGGAGAATAAGATGCAGATATCTACAGAAGGAATAGCACTAATAAAAAAGTTTGAAGGATGTGAATTAGAATCATACCAATGTGCAGCTGGAGTTTGGACT